TTTTTCTAGGTTGTTCTTTTGATATATATGGGCCTGCTGTAAATGCTGTAAGTTTAGATGCAATTTCCATTGCTTCATATGCATCTGCTCCAGCGTATAAAGCGCCTAGTGCGTAACTTGCACCTGAGCCAGCGGCATATACTCCATCTGCGGATTTACTTATTGATAACTCTTGGTCGACATCAAATATTTCTCCACCAACAGCCATGATAAATTGAAATCTATTTTCTTTTGTATCTTCTTCAAAATTGTAACCATTCTCTGTCATACATTTACGAAGAGATGGCATAGCCTTTACAATCATAAAATGATATAAATCTTCTTTGTCTTGCTTTGTAGGAACTGGTGGTTCCCAAATATGTTGTGCTATATCACAAGGCAATGTTTCGCCAGAACCAGCAATTAAAAACATTCCATTTTCAGAAATCTTTTTAACTTCAGGATGGTTGTAAATTCTGCCATCAGCATCAGTAGTTTGACTGTCAGCAACTATAAAACAGCGGTCTTTATGTTCTAAGCCTATAATTGTTGTCATTGTCCCCTACTTAGTTATCTTCGCCGTGAAGTTCTTACGCTTGCATTTCCTTGTCCTGAGCCAGCAATACTAGAGATTAAACTCATTACATCTTGCGGAGGTTGTTCAATTTGTTGAGGAGGACCTCCTACTGGAGCACCAGAGGGAGCAGGGGACGTTTGCTCAACCATAGGATTAGAGGCGCCAGCAGGAGGAACCTGTTGTTGCGGTGCAAAGGTGGCCTCAATAGCATCTTCTAATGCTTGTCCCTTTTGGCGAGCCTTGATAACCGCAGCAATTTTATTTACCATGTCTGATGGGTCTTGTCCCTGTGTTGCCATCTGTGGTATGGCTTGAGCCATTGCTGTAATACCACTGAGTAATGCTGTACGCATATCCTCAATTTCAATCTTTTCAAGTTCTTGTGTTACGTTAACAGTAAATGGTAACTCACGCATAGCCATGTCTTTAGAGATTAATTTTCCTCCAAGAGCCTGTAACATAAAGATAAGACCTTGGGCTGGGTTAAGTCCAGCAAGCATTCCGTAACGGACGTCGGCTGAATAATCTTGTTTAATGTCTTTAGTTGGCTTATATGTAATTTCATATGGCGAACCTGAATCTACACCACGAATTGTTTTTTCTTCTGGATAGATTGTTTCATCAATTTCAAAACAGATACTAATAACATCACGAAGTGCGGCAGCAAAAATTGCTTGGGCTGATTTTACTTGGGTATCAAATGCTCCCATGAGAGCCTGTACACCTTGACCAGTAACGATAGATGCATCAATGTTACCAGTACGTGACTCTGGATAACGAGCACCAACTCTAAGTTCTTGATTAAGTAATGTTTGTTCTGTAAATGCACCTTGTGGTAGTGTAAGTTCTACACGTCGAACACCCGCTGGGTTGGCAGTACGGATAACCGCATCGCCACCCAACTGGAGTTCTTGTACATCTTGTGGGAGTACAATTGGTGCCTGTACTGATTTCTCCGCTGCTTCCATTGCCAATAAGGCGAAACGGTTGCGGAGTAATTGAATTCCAAGTACATCATCAAACTGTCCACGTAGGTCACCATCAATAGATGGTTTACGTGCTACAACTATCATCATCTTACCAAGAGGATTCTTGGCTTGTGATAAAATTAAATTATCTTTTGCTGGAACATATACAACTGATTGGTCTTTATCGTAGTAACGGATAATTTCTACTTGACCATTTAGGTCTTGCTTATATCCCATTCCGCCAAGTAGTATGTTATCATACTCTGGGAATTGTGCTACTAACTCGCCAAGTGTCATTGTGTAGCGTTTTGCAAACGCAACGCATCGTCCATAACGGTCAAACTCTGGGTACGCACCAATTGGATTTTCTATACGGATGCGAGGAAGTTTTGCTTCATCATCTAACTCTACAACAAATGGAACAAAACCGTAGGTTATATACCAGTCTGCTCCTGAGTACATTTGGACCGAGAGGTCTGAGTGTGAAAAATAATTACTAGCAATACGAGTACGCTTATCGGCAAAAGTACGAGCACGGTCACTGACCTGATTAGCGGCTGAGCAGTTAACCGCAGGAAGAGGTGCCATAACCTCTGAAAGGTCCCTGGCAACGATATCAATAAAATTTGCAACGACATTAGCATCTACACCATCTGGAAAAAAGTCAGGATAAACTTCGGCAATTTTTCCTTTACGAACAGCAAGTACGTCAAGATTACGGGCATCTCTTTCGCTGTTTCGATAACGTAACGATTGTACTCGTGCCGCTATCTGTTCAATTGTTAATGCCATTAGTTTCCTATCCGTAAGTTTCTTGCCATTGCTCTGCAAAGGCTTCGTCTAAATTAAGTGAACCTCTATTGGACTTTTGCGCCCTAGTAGCCCATCTATTGTTTTGATATTGACCAATCCTGCTTGATGTTTGCATAAGTTCTCTACAGCGAATAACGGCAAACCATAAAGCCATTACACAGTCAGTAGGGTTCTTAGTATCAGGCTTCCAAATAATAAGTTGCTGTACTAAAGACTTAAGTCCCTCAGAGCCTTCATTAGAAGGTAACTCTATTAGGTTGTTATCTTGGAATCTACCATCTCTGGCTGAACCAAATAGGCTAGCCATAGATGCTACACCAAATCCAACATCCCATTTATTTTTACCAGTAAAGTGTGAATTAAGTTGACATCCATAAGATGCTAGGTACTCACGTAACTCTGTATCCATAGCATAGTATTTCTGATGGGCGTTAATTTCAACCCTGAACTCTTGTGGCTTAAATCTTTCCACCCACTCTTTAATCAGAGCGTTTTCTTTCTGTGGGGAAGGGTCAACCATGTTGACGCAATCTAAAACGTAAATTTTTCCATCGGAGCGATTATAAGATACTGCTACGAAAGCAGAGCGTCCCGTTACTGCAGGGTCAAAGCCAATAATGGTGTAGGTTGAATCTATGTTCTTGGGGTGGCCCGCCGTGTCTTTTCTAAGCGGTCCACGCTTTCGCATACCGTTAACACATCCTGCAACAATTGTTGGCGAGAAGATGGAGTCGGATTGGACATCTTCTTGCTGGTAGACCATAGCCCAGACTGACGGAGCCACTTCAGACCGCCTTGTAAAAAGCGAAGGTCCATCCCATTTGGGATATAGTCCTTGCTCATTAGGTTCGTCCTTCTCTCCTTCAGCCCTGTCTGTCCAAGGCCAAAGTGTTTTCCAGTTCTTTGGGTTCTCATCAAATTCTAATACTGATGGCATAGCCATGTATGTGAAAGGAGACTTGCCACCTGTCCATTGGTCGCCGTCTCGAATCATCTTATATAAATCTATAGGTGCGACACGGGTTCCTACTATAAGTAGTTTTCCGTGCCGCCCTAGGCGGGTGATGACTTCTTTTTGAAGCCATTCAATTTGCTTCTCCCACTCATGGGCGTTTGCATTCATCACCACATCGTCAAGGATAATCAGGTCGGCACGAGCACCGTAAATCTGTGACCCGAATCCTAATGCTTGTACAGTTGGGTCCTTCTCACCTGAGTCACGTCCTGAACCCAAGTAAATCATGTCAGCAGACCAGGTTGGTGAATCTGCCTTATAGCCACCGTTAGGTCCAAAGGATACTTGCATCTTGGTCCAGTTAGGATGACTTAATCTTGTCTTAATCGCAGATAGGAACTTACGTGCCATACCTTGCGTTTTGGAAACAATAATAATTCTAATGTTAGGGTCTAGGCATAATCGGTAGGTAACGTAGTTGATGGTAAGTACTGTTGACTTAGCATGCTCTGGCGGTACGTTAATTAAGATACGATTGGTTGCTGCCTGTTCGTATGTCATACTAGGGTGGATGAACCTTGGTTCTTTACCCTCTACCAAATCAATCCATGACTTGTGATGGTCAAAAAGTTTGGTATCTAGAAACTGTTCAGAGAAATCCTCAAATGAAATATCTTTAAGATTGGATAAGTCCGCTTTGACACCTTTGCCTGAAAGGCGTGCTTTGTCCGCTTTGTCCTTAAAGTCTGGGTCTGCCATAGACCATTGGCGGAAGGTAACATCGTTCCTGCCTACAGCCTTCATAGCATCTACTACAGTAGAGCCTTGAGATAAAAGTTCTAGTACTTGCTTTTGGGCGGCATCCTTAGGGATGTTTTGTACCCCTGGCTTACGACCCACAATTGCCCCCAATAACGCTTATTTAACGGTACCCATAAACGGGCAGACTATCCCCATTATAATTATAAATTATTAATATTATATATTAGGAGCGGAGTCCTTAGACGGAGCGACTCCGTATATTATATATATACTATAGATAACCTGTTCAAAGTACTAAAACCGAACAGATAGGTAAATATTACGCTCATTCTGAGCGTATATTATATATATCCCCCCTATTATATAACAGAAAATTTTAGAGTGATACTATATACAGGTGTGGCTCGCTGATTAACAAACCTACCCTCAAAACTCTCAACCTTTACTAGACAGTTAGACTTTATTATCAACCCTAAACCTTTACCTAATGGTGAGAGTGGAACTATCTCCCAACACTTATCCACAGGGGGGGGAATATAAATGAAAGTTATCCACAGGCAAAGTTATCCACAGGCTGTGGACAGCCAACAACGAGGTCGGGCGTGTCGCCCAACACAAACCTGAGAGTTTCCTGAGCAACGAGGTCGGGCGTGTTTAGCTAGTCCGATATGTCCGATTTGCCTATCTTGCCCCGATATGATACAATTATCCTATCTGCACCAGTTTGTCCATGTGATGCGATTCACACCTCAAAATGGCAGATGAATTATGTTTTTTGACACTTATGCATTACGCTGAAGCCACTATCAAAAGATAGTTAGGTGTCTGAAAATCAGACGCTAAAAAATCCGAGAAAGAAGGCAAAAAAAATGGCTACAAAAGAAAACGCACCAAAGGCAACAAAAGAAAAAGCACCAATCGTATTGGATTCTCAGATAGTTAAAAATTATCGGGAATTGGTTAAAAACTCATTGGAAAGCCATTGGGGATTTATCACCAACACTTACGCAAAAATGGTGGATGGAAGCGCATCAGTAAGAATTGTTAAGGCTTCAATAAATGAAGCCAGCAAAGATGGGAAAGACACCATCATCAAAGCAAGTCAGGTGGAAGGGTTTGGAATTGCGCTGAAAGTAAAAAATCTTTCAGGCGCAGAAAAACAAACAATCTCCAATATCCTTAAAGTGTCCATGCGTGCCAAAAGACTTGATGGTGTGGATGCGGTAGATTCTCTCCTTGATGGCATCAAAACTTTTGAGGGTTTTGTTGCTAGACTTGAGGATGCTGAGGATGCAAAAGCAGAAGCCACCGAGAAGGCAGAAGCAGAAGCAACTACAAAAGATGCTGAAGCAAAGAAAGAAGCAGACCTGAAGGGGATTACCCCTGATGCGTTTGCCGAATTGACCATCAAGTATTTTTCAACCTTGAGTATGAAAGATGCAAAATTGGTTAATGAAAAACTTGCCATGAATTGCGTGGCTGGATGGAACCAGTTAGCAAAAAACAGCAAGGCTCAGGTGAAGGCTAACGCCTAACCAAGCCAAGCAGAATAGCCTCACCCCTTCGGGGGTGGGGTTATTTTTTTAGCTAGACACGCCCGAGTGCGTTGCAACTTTCGACACGCCCGAGTGCGGGGGGAAAAACCAACACAAACCAACACAAACTATTTTTAGGTGTAGGACGAGGACGAGGACAACCACCACCAGCAATTTTTTCAACACAAACTGGTGCGAGGCGGATGAGTGCGGCTACGATTAGCGGAGTGTCTGAAAATCAGACAAGGGCTAACCTCAACTTGACATTGAGGGGCTATTATGTTATACTAGAGCCACTTAGGAAAAATGTATCTTAAGTGAGTGTCTGAAAATCAGACAGTTAGGATAGTAAAAATGCTAGACCAAAATACAGAAAATGCGTTAATCCAATTAGCGCAAAAGATAGATGCTCATTATGAAGTAGAGCGCAATAAGTTAGAGCAAGAAAACCGCAATAAGCCTAATCCTGAATATCTACGGGCTATGGGGTTAATCTAATGAGTCCTGACGATATTGCCTTAGACTTTATGACCGAGCAAGAAGTAGCCGAGATAATGGCAACCGAGGACATTTTTCAGGTTGATATGACCAACCTTGATGATTTGCTTGAGGATGTTGCTACGGACTCGGACTACGAATAGCAACTGGATAGCCCACGCTAGACGGCTTCGCATAGGTGCAATTCCTATGGTGGGCACGAGTGTCTGAGATTCAGACACTTATT